AGTGCATCGGACAGATACAAGATACACATTCTCAACTCGCTCCCTGTTAGTGATCGAAGTGGACAGTCCATGCAGATTGCTGAGTTGCTGTGTGGCCCCAGCATTCGCATACAAGACCTTCTTTCCTGACAAGACAAGAAGATCGAACGGCTTCGCTGAAGGATCGAGGCCGACTTGCTGGCATCGGTAGTTGTAGTATCCGGTGAGTTGCTCTTCCTTGAGTCCACTCAAATCTCCTCTAAGCACAATGGAATCGATGATCGATTGATCAAGTTTTGTTGGATCGACTAGATTACTCATTTGACTAAAAACCTCCGTGAGCCAGGTTGTTCAACGATGTAACGCTCATAAACTTCAGGCATCTCTGCTTTGAGCAAATCAGCAGAGAAACGCTTAGATGCCTTGGCAGACTTCCATGTTGCAAGCACTCGCCCATCGAAAGTAACTAATGCTTCTGAATCTCTCATCATCTTCTGAATAGCTGTCTGAAGTTCGGCTTCCCTATCTTCTAGCTTTTTGATCTCACTTTTAATGGCAGCAAGATAGGCGCACTGACGTTCAACTGTCGCATCAGCCATCAATGATCTATTTGTGCTAACAGGAAAGAGTTTTTTTGCCGCATCCACCGACGTTGGTTCTGGAGGCTGCTTGGCCTGTATTGCACCCCATAGCTCAGCTTCTGTGCGTATAAGCGCGTCTTTCTCATCGTCCGATATTTCTTTGTCGATGAGCACCAACTCTTGTCCCCCAAAGAGCACCGCAAGTACGCAACGCTGTACCCGATGTACCGTAGCTTCATGAACAACTTGCGCTCTGTCAGCGGCTGGCATAAGTCCAGTCTCTGCATCGTATTGATTCCTCTTTGATTGGTTGTAGTTCTTCACCTCGACCAGTGTCGTGCCATCAGCAGAGATAAAGTCAAAGTGACTAGCCATCCAGGTATGCTCAGGGTGGTATAGCTCATAGTCAGCTTCTTTGAGTTCCATTTGCAAGCGAGCACTAGCTTCTCTGCCAATGACATCCTGCAACTTCAAACCCCATTGCACTGCTTCAATGTGGCTTATGTCTTCACGCTCTGTCTGGCCGATCTTTTCCAGGTAAACATCAGCAGCACGACCATCAACTATTTTTCTGGCGTCTGTGGCCCAGATAGCCTTCCTACGTGACTCAGTATCAAAGCTAGTCATGCTGCCTCCGTCTCATCAAAGCAGGTTGTGATCTTCTTGCGATCAGTCCGATCTTTGATAACCCTGACGATGGTCTTTAGGTCTTCAACGTCTTGGAAAACCTTGTCAAAGTAAGCAAGGTTGGTTGCTGACACCATGCGGTAGTCGCCACATAAGTTCATAGAACTTGATGCAAGCCTGTACTGCAACCAGGCAATCTTGCTTCTGAGTTCATACATATCTGCTTCATCAACTTTGTAATACATCTGATTCCCCTTTGGTTAAGTACAACACTGGTGATTATACACACTAGGAACATATGTCTACACCTAGTAATCTACCGTTCGTCGGATTGGCAAATGGCAATGCCAGGTTTGCCATTAAGATTCGCTCGTTGTCGTAGAAGTCAACAATCTGAAGGCCACTTACTCATGCTTCTGCCATCGACTTACCCCCGATGGACTTCTACCGGAAGCAGCAGTAAGTGGCTTTTTTGTTTTTGACACTGGATTGCAGACCAAAGTTAGCTGCAAGCAAGTGGGACTCAGAACCCAGCCAAGAAACGATAACTGGCGCAGCTAGACCGACCACCGCCGTAACTGCGTAAGAGGGCAACGGGGAACTGTTTCAAGCCCAACTGATATGAGTGACCTCGAAAGAGGGATGGCAGACCAGAGACAGGGGTGCGCGACACCGTAACTGCCATAGTCAGTCTATGCGTAAAGGCTGGCCCCATGTGCGATAGCGATTCCCATCGGCATGGATACTCACTAACTCTGTTGCTAGCAGAGTAGGTGAGTATTTCCCCAAAGCTCCTGCTCAAACCCTCGGCATGTGACGTTTATATAGGATTGGATTCCACATCAGGTTCTACAGATTCTGCAACCATGTACTGCAATTGCTCTCTTACGATACTGATCCTCTGTTCCATGTCTTCCACATAGTCCAGGATTGCTTGCAGTTCATTGCCATGCACCATTACAAAGTCATTGACCTGTGCCAGGCTAGCAATGAGTTTCATATTGTGATTGCCACTCATTGATTTTTCTCCTTTAGCTTGGCTTCGATGTATCGGGCAAAACGCATCAGCATCCCTTCGCTTCCGTCAATGTCACGCCAGATGATGCTGATCTCCCCATCCGTCAGCCCAACCCATTCTTTTTTTGGTGGTTTGCTTGAAATACACGTAACCGTATAAAGTTTGCCGCACTGACAACCCCAAGCTACAGGCCCGTCCGCAGGTGTCTTTGCATTCTTGTTCTCGATCATAATTTCCTCTCTACACAGTTCTTGGCGTATGGCTTCCTTGCGGAGTCTGCTGACATGGCCCTTGTTATAACCAGTCTTCCATGCAATTTCTGTAACCCTCAAAGATGGGTCTTTAACTAACTCTCTGACCATATCAAACCGGTTTTCACTCATTGCATAGCCCCCTTACTCATTGACCTAACGTAAAAGTGAATCTCTATCGCTCTATGCAGCTCATGTTCATCAACATCTGCCAGCTCGCACAGAATCGGCAGGTAAGCAACATGTCTTGCTAGCTCTTCCTGCCATCGCTCCAGGTTTGCTTGCGTCTCAATGTCCTTTAATCGCTTTTTACTCATGATTGGGTCTTCCTTTGTGTAAGAAGTTTTCTTCCACGCATTCAGCAATCCCGAATCGCTTATTTCCAAACTCTTTTTCAATGCGTTTATCTGCCTCGGTCGCTAGCTTGTGCAGTTTGTTATAGCCAAATGCCTCAAAGATCGCTTCCTCATAGACTCGCAACGCCGTGTGATAGATCAGGGTCGAGTTCCCATGATCATCATCCATCTCTTTGACTTGCTTTTCATACTGCTCGATCAGTAACTCATAGGCTTTAATGATTAGGCTTTCTTTCATGATTGGGACTCCCGAGCGGGTGTGTAATGCGACCATGTCCTAAATGCCTTGTGCTTTCTCATTGTCTCCAGGCACTCGGTCGATGGTGGTTTCCATCCATGCTCACGCCAGACCTGATCGACGGGTCGAAACCATTTATCGGGTTGGATTTGATGGTCGATCAGATCGATCCATGAAGGCATTTGACGTTCTTCCATGTAGGTTGACTCCAGTAAAGGTAAGAAAACGCCTCAAAAGCCCGTTTAAGGGCTTCTAGGGGCATTGTTAGAGGTTAAATGGACTCGCTATCGGGTAAGTGTTGGCGTAGGTAGGCGATGAAGTGCTTGTCAAAGTATTCGAATGTTTCAGGTAAGCATGTCTTCCAGTGCATACGCTCTTTATTGATGCGGTGATGCAACTCATCGGATGATTCAATGTAACCGTCGGTATAGTCTTCGACTATGTATTGAGCGGCATGGTGTGCTTCTTCCATTTCATAGTCATAAGTGCCGGTAAAGTCAGTAGTAAGCATGGTGTACCCCTATAGGTTGAAGAAAACAACGAGAGCAAAAGCCACCCCGAAAAGGGTGGCAACCAGCCAGTCGATCAAGGTTTTCATGCTGCAACCTTGAGCTTGATGACCTTAGCCATGCTTTTGCCATGTGCCACATAGCCAATGACTGCTACTGATTGATCCCAACAAGCTCTGCAACCAGAGCATTTGCCGCCGTGCTCATAAGCTTTGCAGACGGTGATTGATGGATCATCGAATGAGCTTGCGATCGTGCTCGAGTGTGATTGATCGGCTAACACATCACCGGTGACACTATCTGAGCTTGCACGAACTACCACGTTGGGGAGCTCACGCATAAGCTCAATGATTGCCTGAAACTTTGGAAACTTATGCATCCTAGTCGGTAGCCAATGTTTAACATGGGGTGTGGCTTGCATAACCATGTAGATCTTGCGAGCAAGCTCTAAGGCATACATGTCACCGCTATCGAACCAGCGAAAGTATCGGTCATTGTCTAGTGATTGAACCATTTCAAAAACCCAGTCATCGCGCTGCCAGTCTTCGCGATTGAATAGGCGTGGAGCTTTCACGTTGGGATAACGATAATTACCTTGAGTTGCATAACATCCACGACAAGCATCAACAAGCTCGCCATTCGATGCTATGGAACCTGGACACGTTTCAAGCGCTTGCAAGCTCCAAGACCTGATTCCATCGAGCTTACTAGTGACGCTGAGCTTTACTTGCGGCTTGTTGTATTCAGCTGATTGCATTGCCATGATGTATCTCCAAAGGTTAGTAGGGGCTGTTAGCCCCTTTATGGTTAGTTAGACGAAATCCTCAGCGTAATAGTTTTCAAGCATTACGCTAGCGATTTCATGGAAGCTGACACTCTCAAGATAGCCAAGAGCGCATTCGCGAGCGAAGCCTTCTGCTGACGTTTCAAACACTTGGTTGACTGCAATCGAACGAAGAGCGCGCGAAAGGTCATCGATTGAAGGCTTGCGATCACAACCCATGATCTGGTACGGAATCACGTTTGAAAACATGTCACGGAAAACAATCCAAGTTGCAGTGTTGCTAAAACCATTGTGTGATGTGTTCATTTCGTTAGCTCCAAGTAAGGTTAGTAAGAGAATAATCACATACTTTGCATATATGCTCTATAGACTTTGGTATCAAATGAACACAAAGACACTCTAAGATATATTCCATGTTCGATAAGTACTCTTAGAATCTTAAAAACTATATATAGGTGTAAAGGGTTCTATCTATAGATATATATAAGGGCATATCTCTCATTGATGATCTAGGGGCATTGGTAGATTGTTATCTATACGCTCCCTGCATCAATTGACAATGGGTACAAGGGGCTAGACCGTCTACCTTTCCCCCTACGCAGTGCATGAGCAGGCATGTGCTCAAGGTTGATCGGGTAGCAATTGGCCGCAACCAGTCGCGCAGATCGATCGCTCTTGGCGCAAGCGAATGGGACGGGGGGTCGGGATTTGGGTGCACCACTACCATCCCCGCCCCAAGGAATTTTCTGTTTTCCTGCCTATCTTAAATATCTATTTGTGTATGATGAGTACATCGACAACATGGAGATGTACGAGATGTTTACGTTAGAAAGAGGTTTAGATATACCGGAGAGGAAGACAGGGCCTAAATACCCTTATGACCAATTAGAACTAGGTGATAGTTTCTACCTTGAAGGAGGTGATCTATCGAAGCTATGTAATGCTAACTATAGAGAGTGGAGAAGAACGGGAAAGAAGTTCACAGCAAGGAAGGTAGAGAATGGTGTAAGGGTGTGGAGGATTGAGTGAAGCATGATGATGCGGTGAGATGGATTACGAAGTATGCAGAGGGTGATCCAAGCTATCCGTATCTGGCGATGAAATGGTATGAGGAAGAGAGAAAGAAGCGTCCTTTGAGTGCTGATGAGCAAAAGACGGTGTTGTGGTTAAAGGAAAACTATGGAATTGAAGCCCGATTGCAGAAACTGCCACTACAGCCAAGAAATTGGACTAAAGGAAAGCCATGATGAAAAAGAAGTGGTCTTGATCTGCATCCGAGATGGTTTGCTGGCAGAGAAGGTTTGCACTTATTACGAATATGAACCAGGCATTGAATGAAGTTTGACCTTAATCACTTCTACAAGTTTTGCAAGGAACTAAAGGTAGAAACCAAAGAACTAGGTATTCAACGCTTAGGTAATCGTTTGCTTGGAAGCCAGACCTATGTGATGGAAGAGATTGCCAAGGGTCTGAACAATGACATCCACTTCTTTGTGATTCTCAAAGGCAGGCAGCTTGGAATTACAACCATATCGCTTGCCTTAGACCTTTACTGGCATTTTAAGAACCCAGGGTTTCAGGGAACGCTCACGACCGACACCGAAGAGAACCGTGACCAGTTCAGAACCACACTTGCCATGTACATGGATGGTTTGCCACCGGAGTACAAGATTCCTTTGATGACGCATAACAGGAATCAGATGGTCTTAAAGAACCGATCAAGGCTCTTCTACCAGGTAGCAGGCTTGCGAGCTAAGGGTTCTTTAGGGCGTGGTAAAGGTATTACCTATCTGCATGGCACAGAAACATCATCTTGGGGTGATGAAGAAGGATTGGCTTCATTGCTGGCATCGCTTGCAGAAAAGAATCCCAATAGGCTTTACCTTTTTGAGAGCACAGCCCGTGGCTTCAATATGTGGCATGACATGTGGGCAGTGGCAAAACGTGCAAGAACCCAGAAGGCCATCTTTTGTGGCTGGTGGCGCAATGAACTCTACAGTGCTGATGCCAAGTCAGACGTCTATAAGGTGTACTGGGATGGCAAGCTAAGTCCTGAAGAAAAAGAATGGACAAGAGAGATTAAGAAACTCTACCAGGTAGAGATCAATTCAAGGCAGATTGCTTGGTGGCGATGGAAGATGAATGAGGGGATTAAGGATGAAGCCCTCATGTATCAGGAGTTTCCTCCCACAGAAGACTATGCCTTCATCATGACGGGTTCGAGTTTTTTCTCACACGCCCGTTGCACTGATCAAGCCAAGGTTGCCAAACAGTTATTACCTCGGTTCTATCGCTTCTCAATGGGACAATACTTTGAAGACACTGAGTTAATTAACTCAACGGAGCGCATGGCAACGCTGAAAGTATGGGAGGAGCCGATTGAAAACGCCTACTACGTCATCGGTGCTGATCCAGCATATGGAAGCAGCGACTGGGCTGATCGTTTCTGCATCCAAATCTACCGCTGCTATGCAGATGGACTTGATCAGGTTGCGGAATTCGCTACCTCTGAACTCAACACCTACCAGTTCGCCTGGGTTGTCTGCTACCTGGCAGGGGCTTATAAGAACTCCACCCTTAATTTAGAAGTCAATGGGCCTGGTCAAGCCGTGATCAATGAGATGCGCAACCTTAAACGCCAGGCGCAGACCATGGAGCCGCGCAAGGCAAGAGGCTTAATGGATGTCCTATCGCACATGCAGCACTACCTGTGGCGGCGCAATGACTCACTTGGCGGCGTCTCGAACTCGCTCGGTTACTTGACCACACATTCATCCAAAGAGCGGATGCTGAATTACTTTAAGGACTATTTCGAGCGCGGGATGATGAATGTCTACTCAATGGATTTACTTGAAGAGATGAAGTCCGTGGTGCGTGACCAGGGTTCTATTGCTGCTTATGGGCGCAACAAAGATGATCGTGTCATTGCTACAGCCCTTGCTTGCGTTGCCTTTGCTGAACAGCTCATGCCAAGGCTTTTGCAGATGCGTATGACCCGTGATCGCAAAGAAGAAGCCGTCACACCCGTGCAAGTGCCAGTGGTGGATAAGCAGATTAACAACTACTTAAAGGCGATTGGCGTTGGGCCTCAGTAAGCGTCAAATGATGGAAGTGATTCCTGCGTTTATGCGGGATAAGAAACGCGGTATTTCCATTGCCTTGTTTGCCGAGCTATGCGGACTTGACCCCTTGCACCTAAGAGATGTGTTTCTCAATGGCAAATACCCGCTCACAGAACTTGTACAGACCCGTGTAAACCGTGCTTATGAGCATTGGGTCAATGGTGAAGTTGCCGTGATGGTGAAGTCGGGTAAGAAGTATGTGGAGTTTCGCAAGCAACCTAAGCCGCAAATGGTAAGGCGAAGACTCGTTACCTTTGATGGCAGCGGATTCAAACTTGATCTTGGTATTCGACCTAAATCCCAAGACTATCAACGCCCTGATCTTGACCAGCAACTAAGGAGAAACTATGGCAGTCGTTCATGATTACAAATGTCCAGCACATGGCTTTTTTGAAAGCAGAGAGCCTGTGTGCCCGCATGGATGTACATCCGATGTACAAATGGTGTTCTTGCAAGCCGTGGGTATGAAGTCCGATTCCACCAAACATGCTGACACCACACTCAGAGAATTAGCCA